AATCGTGCTTGATAAGAACTATGAACTTATTGCCGGCCACGGAAGACTCGAGGCAAGCAAATTATTGGGGCTTGAAGACGTAAAATTGGGCTGTGCGAGGGCTAAGGTCGGAGAAAGGATAATACCTGCAATAATCGTTGAAGACCTCACAGAAAAGGAAATTAAGGCTTATCGCCTGGCTGACAATAAACTGAATGAATCGCCATGGGATATGGACCTGGTAACCGAAGAATTGAAGTTGATCGGAACCGAATTATTAGACCTTACCGGATTTGATAAAGATTTGATTTTAGAGCCGGGAGCAAAAGACGACGACATTCCGGCCGTACCAAAGAAAGCCAAGAGTAAATTAGGAGACATTTATCAGATCGGAAAGCACCGAGTTATGTGCGGAGATGCAACTAAAGATGAAGACGTGGAAAAACTGATGGGGGGGGGTACTATCTGATATGATTCATACCGATCCTCCATACAATGTGGACTACGGTGTTTCAAAGAATCCAAAGCATAAAATAAGAACAATTGAGAACGATAAACAATCTCCAATAGAGTGGGAAAAATTTTGCAAGAAAACATTTGAAAACTTTAAGAAGTATAATAAAGGAGATGTTTATATGTGGGGAGCTTCTGGCCCAGAAGGAATGAAGATGAGGCTGTGGCTAACTGAAGTAGGTTGTCATTGGTCAGCAACTATTATATGGAAAAAGGACAGATTGGTATTAACTCCAGCAAACTACCAAAGAATGTATGAACCTTGCTTTTATGGGTGGTTTGGAAAAAGCACTTATAAAGGAGGAAGGAAAGAAGTAGAAGTATGGGACTTGAAAAGACCGAGCGATAGCAAATTACATCCAACAATGAAGCCAATAGAAGTTTGTGAAAAAGCAATTGTTAATTCAAGCAAAGAAAGAGATATTATATTAGATTTATTTTTAGGATCAGGGAGTACATTAATCGCAGCAGAAAAAACAGGAAGAGCATGCTATGGAACAGAACTTGACCCCAAATACGTAGACGTTATTATTCAAAGGTACGTAGACTATACCGGAGATACAAAGATAATTAAGAACGGTAAGAAAGAAATATGGCAACCAACAAAGTAAAGAAAATTAAGAAGCATGCAGGAGGAAGACCAACCGTAATGACGAAAGAGACTATTGCAAAACTTGAAGCGGCATTTGCATATAGAGCAACAGACCAGGAAGCTTGTTTTTATGCGAATATCGATATGGCAACACTGTATAGATACGAGAAAGACCATCCGGAGTTTAGCGAGAGAAAACTTGCATTGAAAGAATCTCCTATTTTAGCGATAAGAAAATGTGTTATTGAAGAGGCTAAGGCTAATGCAGATTTAGGATTAAAGTTTTTAGAGAGAGTAAAAAATAATGAGTTCGGATTAAGGAGAGAGATAACCGGGATAGGAGGTGGACCAATAACAATGGAATCTTACGAGAATAAACTAAAAAGAATGAGGGAAGAAGATGCTAAACAAAAAGCAAAAAAAAATTAGCGAAGTAGATTGCCTCTTTGAAATAATGAGGTGGTTTGATAAGCAGCCGAGAAAATACATCGAGGAATCCCTATGGATAAAAGACAAGGCCGGAGAGGAAAGACTTCTCAAGTTTAACAATGCGCAAAGTTTAGTTGATGAAGCAATTCAGCGACAGAAGGACAGAGGAATGCCAATCAGAATATTGGTCGTGAAAGCGAGACGTGAGGGAATTTCAACCCAGTGCGCCGGATATACATTTGAAAGAACGGCCAGATACGAGAACACGAACTCATTGATTATTTCTCACGAGCAGGAATCAACCGAGGAAATATTCGACATGAGCAAATATTTCTACGATAAGTTGCCGGAAGCCGAAAGGCCGATGAAGAAGTATGACAACAAGAAACGTTTAACATTTGAAAACCCGGATGAGTTAACCAAGAGAGATAATCCCGGATTAAGAAGCAAGATTATTATTGCGACCGCGGGAAAGATTAGAGTAGGAAGAGGATTAAACATCCATTGCTTGCACGGATCAGAAGTCGCCCACTGGCCAAAGGCAAAAGAGTTGATGGTGGCCGTGCGTCAATCAGTTCCTAATTTAGCCAACACAATAATTATTTTGGAATCAACATCAAACGGAATTGCTGGCAGAGGAAAGTTCTTCTATGATTTAGTAAACGAAACGATTGCCGGAAAGACAGAATACACTCTCGTATTTCTTCCATGGTTCATTATGGATGAGTATGAGATAGCACTCGAGAAAGGAGAAAAATTTGAAATGGACAGTTATGAAAAGAGCATTATTCCTGAAATGGAAAAGTTCGGAATAAAGGACAAAGAAAAACAAATCAGAAAATTAAATTGGAGACGTTGGGCAATACCTAACCTAACCAATGGAGACGAAGACCAGTTCAAACAAGAGTACCCCGCTACAGTTCAAGAATCATTTATCGCATCATCAGGATTAGTGATACCGAGAAAACTAATCGACGGCCAAAAAGTTTATATCAGGAAGCCGTTGAGAATAACCGAAGAAGGAGTGGAGATATTTGAAGAACCGGTAAGAGGGCATTATTATTCTATGGGTGGTGACTCTTCGGAAGGAGAGGGCAATGATGATGCAGCATTTTCAATTATCGATAAATCAACCGGAAGAGAGGTGGCCGCATTCGCATCAGACAGAATTCCTCCGAAACCATTCGGAAAATTGTCGGTAAAGTTCGCCAAGATTTACAACAATGCAATGATTACTCCGGAGATAAACCATCCCGGCACATCATACGTTGATTCAATCAAAGACGAATACTATCCGAACATTTATAGAAGAGAAGTAGAGGACAAGATATCGCATGAGAAAACACAAAAGATAGGATTCAGGACAACCGGCCGAACCAAGCCGAACCTGATTACTGACTTTAAGACAGCACTTCGAGAAGACGACATCGGAATATCGACAGAGGCAACGATAAACCAGATGCTCACATTTGTACAAAGCGATGAGCCGGACAGTCACGGAACCGGAGCGGCCGAAGGCGAGAAAGATGATCGCCTGATGGCAACAATGCTGGCTGTCGAGGGATTCAAGATGCTTCCATAGTCTTGACACTACAAAAGCAAATGTTAAAATAAATTAAAGATGAAAAAATTAACCGCAACAGAACTAAATTCGGAATACAAAGAAGCCAAAGACAACTTCATGTATTTCTATAAAGGGGAGTGCGATAAGGCCTACAAACTTTTTGCATCGTCAACTTCGGACAGAACAAAATATCTCGAAAAAATAAACGGGACAAATGAAACATGGCAATCCAATGTTTTTATGCCCTACATTTTCTCATACGTTAAACAATATTTGCAGAAGACAATCGGAGTAGCGCCGGACTATACGATTCAGGGAAACAATCAGGATGCATTGCACGAAGCGATGGATAAAATTATTCAGTATCGATTCATTGCCAATCAGATTGACCATTTCTTACAATGCTTTATTTTCGGATGGAGTTACGGCAAGGATATGATTACGAAAGAAGTGAAATACAAAATCACTAAATCGATGAAGCCGGTCAAGGGAACCGACAAAAAGAAATTCGTAAAATCAATCAAGGAAGACGGATTTGTAGTGTGGCCTGATTTTTCAACAATGAATGTTTACAACACATACAGACATCCGAGAATGTTAAAATTGAGCGATGACCTTCCAATTTTCCACAGGAACATAATGAATTACGAGCAACTGAAATCAATGTACCCTGAAGAGATGGAAGACGAAAAATTAATTAAGAAACTAACTGACGTCAACGGCAAGCCGACAACCAAAGGAGACATAACCGAATATGATTATGTCAGGAAAGAGGTATTGCGCGAAGTGATGACCAGTATGAAATCACCGACCACCGAGTCGGCCCTTGGCAATTCAGGATACGGAGGACAGACCGGAGACCAACCATCAACCGAAAACGAAGCCTTGTACGAGGTTGTGGAGAGGATAATGAACCATCAGCTGACAGTATTCATACCAAACGTTAACGGAGCAATCACAATTAAAGACGGATGCAATCCATACGACCACGAAGAAAAGAACGTTGAAATAATTTCATTCTTCCCAAGACCTTTTATGATGGAAGGAATGGGAATACCAACAATTTTGAAACACTTGAATGAGTTGGTAAATTCAGACACCAACAAAATTGAAGATGCCGTATCAATCAGAGTGAACGGAATGATTATTGCCTCGCCGACAGCATTGCCAGGATACAATCAGCAAAAATCAATCGTGATTAAACCGATGGGAATATTATGGACCGGAGATCCGCAGGGAGTAAGGTTCGCTCAGTTCCCGGATGTTAACAACGGAAGTTTTGTACAGTTGGATAAAATCAAAGAGATGATGCGTACAGTTTCGGGAATAGATGAGTTTTCTTCATTATCTCCCGAAGCCAAACAAACAGCGACGGTGGCCACATTTATGCGAGAAGCGACAATCGAAGGAGTAAAACTATTTTTATTCATGCAGAAGAATGCATTGCAGGGACATGTTGATCACTGGATAAGCTACATCAAACAATTCTGGACAAGAAGAGATTTAGTGCCGGAAGAAATCTTGGCCGTGTTGGATGATTATTCAGACACCGACTTTAATGTTTTAGAAGAAGATTGGATGGATGAAAACGGATACTGCAAATTATTCAAAGGATATTACGAAACATCAGTCGACCAGGCATCAACTCTTGCATCATCGAACGAATTAAGAACACAGAAAGACTTAGCACTATGGGAAAAAGTAAAAGACTTGCCTGATTATTATATTGACCCGGAGACAGGAAAGAAGATGAGCATTAAAAAGTTCAAAGTTCTTCTTAAGATTTTAGATGATTACGGATGGGAGAAAAAACAATACACTTCCGAAATGAAAGAAGAAGTAATAAACAAAGCAAACATAGGTGCTGAAACTGTTCCAGGAACTGGATCAGAAACGGTGGCCGAAGAAGTTCCGGCATCAACAGAAAGACCGGTGGGCATCATGCCAATCGCTCCAAAATTAACTGCAGCATTAGGATAATAATAAATATATAATTATGGCAATAAAACAAATACAAGGGAAACCTTACACAATTTACGAAGGAGGAGTTGAAAAGACTTCTTCAGATAAAGAAAAGAAAAAGATAGGGCATCGTTTGCCGGAGTTTGAATTATTAAGCACTGACTTACCGGAGGTAAAAGACTGGAAAATTGGAAACAAAGTCTTGATCACTTTAGAAGTCAGCCCGATATCAATTAACAACACGGATAAGAGTGAGGTAATGAGTGATTACAGTCCATTAGGAGAAAACGACGACGAGAAAAAAGACAAAGAAGAAATCGTTGTCGCCAGAGTAGAGATAACCGGAGTAAAGGTCGATGGATCAGAAGAGCCTAAACCCGAAGAAAAGAAAAAGAAAGATGTCTTCGGAGAAATGAAAGGCGGTGCAAATAGAATCGGATAAATTAAAAACCATGGCCAAGAAAAAAGAAGAATACAATCCATACGTTCTAACCGATCAAGAGAGGCAAGACGTATCGGAATTTTGCGAGAGTAAATACTTTGAAACATTAAGAAGATTGATCGAGGTAACTGACGGTGCCGGAATGGGACCATTAAAAAGTCAGGCAACTACTCCCGAGATGAGACAGTATTGGGCGGGATATTCCAACGGAGCGGCGCAAGTTATCTTGACAGCAATTGAAGTGCATAATACAATAAAGAAAAGTTAACAACAATTAAAGAAATGGCAAACGAACAAATAGACTCAAAGCCTGAGGAAGTCAAAGAGGAGGAAAAGAAGCCGGAAGAAACTCCGGGAGAAAAGAAAGAAACTGAAAAGAAAGAAACCCTCAATGATTTATTAGGCGGAGAACAATCTGCAAATAAAATACATAAAGGTTCTGCTGAAAAAAAGCCAGAGGCAGAAAAACCTAAGGCAGGTTCTGAATCCCCGGAAGAAAAAAAACCCGAGGACAATCCAGACGATGCCGACAAAAAAAAGGCTGAAGAAGGCAAGGGATTATTCTGGGGTAAATTCAAAGATGAAGAGACAGCAAAATCTTCATACGATGAAGCTCAAAAGAAAATAACAACTCAAGGACAAGAGATGTCGGAACTTCGCTCTACAAAGGAAGAAGCTGACAATCTTCTTATAACCCTTAACGAGGTTTTAGAGAGCAATCCTGAAATTGCTGAAGCAATTAAAACTGCAATAGCAAAGAAGAACCCGGAAAAGAAACCGGAAGCCAAGGAAGACATCAACGTCGAGGAGACAGTGGAAAAAGTACTTCAGAAGAAGGAAGCCGCCGAACAGCAAAAAAAATCATTCGACAAATGGTTTGAAGACCATCCGGATGTAAAAGAGGAAGACGGAAAATTAGGCCACGCAATCCTTGATGAAATAGAAAAGGAAAATTATCCTTTAACAGTTAAATCATTACAGACCATCTACGATGCAATGACAAGAGGTTCGGCAATCGACAAAGCCAAGAAAGACGCTTTGAAAGAACTTGCCGAAGGAGACCTTGAAGAAGGTACTAAAGTTGCCAAGGATGGATCATCGCACGGAAAGAAGCCCAAAGAAGGAACTTCCCTAAATGATTTACTCGGAGGAGGAGGAAACGCAAACAGAATCGGGAAATAGGTTAAGTACCGATTAAATTATTAATTAAACATGGCAGAACCAACACACATCATCGGAGTGTCCGATACATTCCAGATCGAACAATCGCAGAGATTGCCCGATATCGAGGACAAGGTGTATATCCTCGAACCTGCAGAAACACCATTGACAGCTTTCATTACTCAGATTGGTAAAATCGGAGACGGAGGCGGAAACTTCAAAGGACAAGCATTGCAGAAATTAGTCACTATCAATCCGGAATTCACAGAGTTCGAAGATGCATACACCGGAGTATGGAGTACAGTTAACCACGGAGCCGGATACGATGCAGCCGCAACTTCAATCGTAACCTCATTAGCTTCTATTTTTACAAAGTATGACTTGGTCAAGGTTGTAAGAACCGGAGAAATAATGAGAATCAACGCGGATGTTGATTATTCAGGCAAAGCGATTACTGTAACCAGAGGAGCCGGTGCAACAGCGGCCGCCGCAATCTTAGATACTGATGACTTGCTATTGATTTCATCGGCTTACGAAGAAGGTGCCGCAAAAGGAGTCAGCAACCAGACAAAGTTAACAAAGGTTACTAACTACACTCAAATCTTCAAAACAGCATTCTCATTAACCGGAACCGAAGACAACTCTTCAACCTATCCCGGCCAGACAGCAGGATCAGAAAAAAGGAGACTTCGAACCAAGAACGGAATCGAGCATGCTAAAAAGATTGAGAGAGCATACTTGTTCGGTGAGAAAAAGGAAGCAACCGGACCCGGAGGTAAACCATTGAGATTTACCGGTGGTATTATCGAGGGAATCGTTGCAGCCGGAAACGTAACCGATATGGCTGACGAGGAAATGACAAAGGAAGACTTTATCAGTTTCTTATCACTATATGGTTTCAAATACGGAAGCAAGGAGAAATTGTTCTTATGCGGTTCAACAATTTTAGCAGCTATTGACGGATTCGCCGACACTAAATTGGAACTAACCACATCAGACAAAACCTACGGAGTGGAAGTTAGAAAATGGGTATCAAGTTTCGGAACATTAAACATCGTATTGCATCCAATGTTCGACGGAGAATACGCAGGTTACGGAGTAGTACTTGATATGGAAACTATCAAGCACAGACCTCTACAAAACAGGGATACTGTTCTTCAAACAAATATCCAAGATGCCGGAGACGATGAAGTAACAGATCAATACATGACTGAATGCGGACTTGCAAGAGTCAACTTCCAGAAAAATGCTTTGATCAAGAACGTCGGTACCGGTTCCTAAGTTGTTTTATAGGCTGTCCCTCTGAAATATGGGGGACAGAAATAAGATAATAATAAGTAAAAAAACCATATATGTCAGCAGAAACAAAAAAGGTTACATTTGTAACCAGTGTGGCAAAGGGAGATAATAATTTAAGGATAATCCTTGAGCATGGCAAGGCCATCTACGAAGGAGGAGTTAGAATCGGAGTAAAGAAGCCGATCTTCGCAAATTTTAAGAACGGAAGGTTTACAACCGATAATCCCGGATATATCGAAAAATTGAGAGGATTAAAATCATACGGCAGTTCATTCTATGAAGCAACCGATGCCGGAAAGGAAGAAGTCGAGACGGAAAAGAAAGAGAACGTAGAAGATTTATCTTCAAAGACAAAGCCTCAGTTGATAGCGATCGCGAAACAACGCGGTAAAGAAGTCAAAGAGGGAATGACAAAACCGCAACTATTAGAATTATTAAAGTAACACATGGCAGCAATCGTTCAAATAGACGAATCAAACGGAGCCGGAGAAACTCAGTCAGCTAATATTGCTAACTGTAATATGGGAAATGTGGACGCAGCCGCACTTGACCCGGTAGCCTATCCGATTACCCCGGGAGCAAATTCATACGAGAAGTGGCAAAGATTTCACGTAACCGATATGAGCGGCTCTTCGGAAATCAACAATCTTAAAATTTGGAGGACGGGAGCATTGGGAGGTACAGCAATTCATTTAGGAAATGTTAAAACTTCTGCATATGCAGGAGCGCCAACGTATGCTCAACCGATCAAGACCAATTCAACGATAGCCATTAATGCAATGCCAACCTCGGCACCGGCCTCGGCCAACCTGGGAATCGGAGGAGCATTATTGGGAGCATTGACCGACGTAGGATATTCTGATTATTTAGTGCATCAGATTCAGACCAATGCAGCTGATACAGAAGGATCGACATCGACAATGAATTATCAGTATGATGAGATTGCGTAAAATACTATGCCTCAATTTTTAGAAAAAGAACTGCAAAGCAAATACGGAAAAAAGAGTTCCATTCCTTACAGGATAATGAATTCCTTAGGCTTTATGAAAGGTAGTAAGGAAACGGCCAAAGGTCGAGAAGCTCAAAAGAAGCACATCGCTGATTTAAGAAAAAAACTAAACTCAAAAGCATGATTACAAAATGCGGAGGAAAAAAGAAACCAAGAAAATAATCAACTCAATGATTAATCAGGCAATTCAATGCCGACCAACAGCCGGCTAATACCCGGCTTTTAATTATATGGCTAAATATTTTAACAAAGACACAAACGAGACAGAAGAAGTACCGGTAGAGAAATGGGGATGGGGAATAATTTATCAGCCAACCGAAGGGGCAATATCGGTAGCGGAAAGAGAAACAATCAAAAGGAATGAAGAACTTAAAAAAGAGCGAAACCGGCTATTGAATGAAGCCAATAAAATGGGCTTGCTGGCGGTTAAAAGGAACGAGATACATAATTGGTACATTAAGGAAACAAGACTCCCCGTAAGGCCTTTAATGGAGGAATTGCACCAGTTTGATGCAAGGGGATGCTTCCACCGGATAGCAGAAATAGACCAGGAGAGGATTTGGATGGCTTCTCTTTACCAGACTTCCGACATGACAAAGAGAATCGACATACCGTGGAGACCGGGAATGAAATTCATCCATAAATATATAAAAACAAGACCGGCCGGAGAAACCGAGTTCAAAAAATCTTATTTATTCGGATACAAGTACAAAGGAGCAGAGCATTTAATTTGCATATTGCCGGATGAAAGAATATTAATGATTCCAGATCAAGAGGTTGACCTGGTACAATTAGGAGTTTAATTATGGCAGCAGAAAAAATATCAGAGTTAAATGAAGAAACGGGACTGGTAGATACAGATTTATTACCGGTGGTGGTTGATGTTTCTACGACTCCGACATCTAAAAAAATAACTTGGGCGAATATCAAAGCGGCATTAAAAACATACTTTGACGGACTGTATGCAACAATCGCAGGATTGGCCGGAAAGAATTCATATCACGGAGTAGTAAGTAGACCAATCGGAGCATCGAATCCTTTACCAACCTATATACAAACAAACCCGATATTTATATTGGGAGCAACAGCGAACCCGATTAGTTATTGGAATGAGGGAGTATTGGTATCGGTTATTGCCGACAAAGCATGCGTACTTGATGATGGAACCGGAGCGACAACAACTTCGGGAGTTTTAGTTAGCGGAAAAAGATACGTGATTGATAACTTTGTCGCCGGAGATGATTTCTCAAACATTGCAACCGGAATAAAAGGAACAGTCAACACAACCGGATTCACATTTACAGCGACCGGAACAACACCGACAAATTGGGCGCATGGATCATCGGTTAGGGAATTGGTATCGGGACTTGGTCTTTATTGGATTGTTTTTAATAACGGGACCGGAGAATTATTAGGAGTAAATGTTTATCCGGAATTCGGATCAACTGCTAACGTAACAATTGCGACAGTATTATGGAATGGAACTGATTACGGACTCGTATCAGATGAGAGGCATAGTTTTAATAGAAATAAACCTTGGCACGAATGGGCGCACAATACGATTGGATGCCGATACAGAAGCGGTTTAACTTTAACAGCATCGGGAACCGGAGCGGCCGCAACTTTTGCGACAACAGCCGGAGAGATTGACGATGAAGATATTAAATTTTCAATACCGGCATCTTCGGCATTCCCGACTCCAAACGCAGGAAGAATATTTTATCAGGCTTCGGCAACGGCTTACGCATTCGAAAAAACACCATCGACAGTACCATTTCAAAAAGGAGCCAATAACAGACCTTGCTATGTTAGAAATGATACCTGGGCCTTAGTTCAGATGGATTCGGGAACCGGAAGATACATCAATGTCTTTGTTTATGCGACAACTGATTTGCATACCCCGATATCATTCGTTACAGAGACCGTTTCGGCCGCAGTGGCAGGAACTAACGGATACGGCTCAGTAAACGCGGCCAGAGCCATTCCGTGGCCAAATTTGATAGGTTTAGCGACAAGACAGGAAGTAAAACCACTATACAGATTGATTATTAGAGCTGATGGAGTAGTTCAAGCTATCAATACAGCTCAAGACGACTACAGAACAGTTTCCAGTCTTCCGATGGGAGCAGGAAATGCATCAACAACTGCTTCGGCCGTAACATTCAATCCATCAGGATCAATCGAGGGAGCAACAGTGCAGACAGCGATTGAAGAATTAGACACAGAAAAAGTAGGAAGAAGAGTTTATAGCACAACCTCGTTGGCCACACTAACCCCGGAGGTATCAACCTACGATATTTTCGAACTAACTGCCCAGTCGGAAGCATTGACGATTGCTAATCACTCGACATCAACTCCAATCGATGGACAAAAAATGAAATTCAGATTGAAAGCGGATGCAACGGCAAGAACCATAACCTTTGGAAATATGTACCGGGGAATAAATGCAGTTTTACCAAATTTGATAAGAGTGGGGGAAACACTTTACATGGAATTTGATTGGAATTCTGCTGATTCAAAATGGGACTACGTTAAGGTCCAGGGAGAGAAGGAGATACAAATTAAGATTTGCGATGATGCAACGGCTTTGACAACCGGAGACGGAAAAATAATATTTGTCGTGCCGGCATCAATGAACGGAATGAATCTCATTAATGTGGCTTCGATGGTTTCAACGGTATCGAGTTCGGGAACACCGGAAGTTCAGTTGAGAAATGTGACGGACTCGGCCGATATGCTTTCAACAAAATTAACAATCGATGCTAACGAATACACTTCCTATACTGCTGCTACCCCGGCCGTGATAAACGCATCTTACGACGACGTAGCAACCGGAGACAGAATCGCAATTGATGTGGATACAGCGGGAACCGGGGCTAAGGGATTAACGGTATATTTAAGATTTAAGTTGCCATAAACAGGAATAAAATGAAATTTCTAAACAAAATACAAAACAATACAATAACACAAAAGAACTTCTCTTTTTCAAAAGGTAATGTTTCCTTGGGTTTTAATTTAAGAATTGATACCAAACAAGACCTTAAAGATTTCTCTGAATTACTAAAAGTCGCCCTATTAGAAATTGATAAAGAAATAAACAAATAATTATGGCAACAGTAAAAGTTTTAGTAGTTGGCGGCGGAGGAGGCGGAGCTGGAGGAGGAGTTTCTGGTTCTTACTGTTCCCGTGGCGGAGGAGGCGGAGCTGGAGGATACAAATATGATTCCGCTTTTATTGTTACTGCTAAAACATACACTATTACAGTTGGTGCGAAAGGAACTGGAACAGATAGCAATACTTCAAGAGGTAATACTGGAGGAAATTCAGTTTTTGATACAATAACAGCACACGGAGGAGGAGGCGGAGGATGTGGTAATTATAATACAACAGGAGCGAATGGAGGAAGTGGAGGAGGTGGTGCTAACAGACCTACTAATGGAGGGAGTGGAACAAGTGGAGAGGGATATAATGGAGGAAATGGTTATGGAGATATTTTTAATGGAATAGACCGTTCTGGCGGCGGAGGAGGCGGAAGTAGTTCAAATGGAAGTAATGGGTCAAGTGGAACTGGTGGAGCTGGAGGTTCTGGGACAACTAATTCAATTTCTGGTTCAAATGTCACATATTGTGTTGGGGGTGTTGGAGGTCAAAATAGTGTTGAAACAGGAGTATCTGCAACTGTTTATGGTTGTGGAGGAGGCGGCGGAGGAGGGACTGGTGATTTTTCTACTAAGGGTGGAGATGGAGCCGGTGGAGTTGTAATTGTTCGTTGGACTACATCAGATTTTGGAACTTGTAGTGTTACTGGAACAGGTAATTCAATTACAATTTCTGGTTCTGATAGTATTGCAACAATGATAGTCAGTGGAAATTTAGTTTTTGTTGAAGGAATTAAATTTATTCCTCAAATAATGATGATTAATTAAAATGGCAGCAACCTATTACGAATTATTAAAAGAAGACGGAGACAAATTATTGCTCGAAACAGGAGACAATCTTTTGCTTGAAAATTATTTTTATGATTCAAAAGTTTTAGGAAGTAAATATTGTATTATTACCACCCCGGAGCCAATCGAAAAATCATTGCAGTATGCGATGGTTAAATCTTACGGAATTCAAAAAGATATGACCTATTCAGTTTTTGCCTGGATTAAGAAAACATTGAAATATTGCGTAGAGGCAATCGCACCGGTGATCACTAAGTCAATGATTTACGAATTGGACAACATCCATCCTGTAAGTAGGGCATTTAGATATTGCATTTTAACGATTGTTTCGATAACAAAGGGACTTTCTTACTATATCAAAAACGTTCATGCAATTACAAAAGGATTGATATACAAAGTTAATCCGGTAATCAAAAAACAAAAATCATTACAGTATTGTCTTTTAATAGTCGATAATTTAATCCAGAAAGTATTGGGATATTTTATCGTTAATATTCATGCCATTACGAAGGCATTGAGATATATTATTTACAGGTCGGGAGTAATAACGAAAACATTGGAGTACGCGATAGAAGTTCCGAGAGGAATTGATTTAGAGATAGATATGTTCAAAGCTGATTTTGAATTAGAATTAAGAAGAGACGATTTTGAAATTGATTTAGGCAATGGAGACATAGAGGTTGATCTCCCGGGCGATGATCAAACTATTGATTTAATTTAAGTAAGTGTTAAAATAAATATAATGACAATAAAAATTGTAAAAGATGATACTTTGCCGGTATTAAATGCCACCATCCTACAGGATGGATCGCCGGTTGATTTAACCGGAGCAACGGTAAAGTTTTATATGAAAGATGCCGATACCGGAACGGTTAAAATTAACGGCACCGCTTGTGCTATAATTTCAGCAACTGCCGGAACGGTCAGATATTCTTGGAGTGCATCAGACACCGATACTGAAGGAGATTATTTAGGGGAGTTCGAGGTAACATTCCCATCGGGAAAAATACAGACCGGATTCAAACAATCCTCGATAATAATTAGAGCAGACATATAATATGAACAGAGGAACTATTAGACAAGCAATAATGGATGGAGTAGAGGATCAAACTATTGATGAAACAATATTAAATCAATGGATACAGGATGGAGATAATGCTGTTCAAACGTGGAGGCCTGAAGAGGTAGGAGCAAAAATGACTTTTGATTTTTGGGACTATCTAAAAGAATTAAAGCCTTATACAATGACAGCCGGACAAGTTAAGTTCAAATTACCTGATAATTTCCGATCTTTTAGTAAATTTACAATTACCGGAGACATAACTCCTTATAGAAAAGTAGATGAGGCACTAAGAGACAGCTATCCTGACCATATTTGCTGGATAATCGGGAAATATCTTTACATCCAGGCCAACTCTTTACCGGCCGGCACAATCGCTAATTTATTATTTATTCATATTAGTGACGAATTTGTTTCAGATGCAGACGAACCAGAAATAGAATCAGTTTATCATACAGCTCATATCTGTTACGGAAAAGCCAGATACTATAATCAGATAAACGAAACATCGGAAGAAGAAAAAAATATGGCTGAATTTAATAAGTGGATGTTAAGAAAAAAGAATGATCAGGAAATTAATAGGATGCAAGACAATCCTAATGAGGCAGGGTTTTCTCAATCATCGATCGCATGAACAAAAAAATAACAACCATAAAAGAATTTATTAAGGGAGCAAAAACGCAAATAATTGATGGTTCTTTTCATCATTCTCAAAACATAGAAGTTGATGATAAAAATCCATATTTAACTATTGCCAGGAAATTTTTAGCAGAAGGTAAGGGAGCGGAATTCGAATTTGAAACGATAACTGGATCAACTATTTTTAATAATCTTTTGTATGCTTCAAATTTTGATGATTCCGGAGGAACGATAACTGGAAATATATTGAGAGCGCAAGGATCTCCCGTAGCATGGGTTATAGCTAATGCTAATTCTCAAGGAGCCACTCTTGGAATATTTGGAGATAGTAATATAATATCAGGAACGGAAACAGGATATTTATATTATTTATCAAATTCTAAAATTGGAAGAACAACCGATTTAGTAAATTGGGATGATGATTGGCAACCATTGAAGGTTTCTAATGATGGAAATATTATGCCGATAACCAAATTTCTTAAATATATTTGTTTTGGAAATATGAATTATTTGGCCTTATGGGACGTCGGAAATTCTTCATTTGATGACGATAGATTAATTTTTCCCGATGGGTATAAAATTAGATGGATGAAAGCAACCACTGATTACTTAATGATAGGACTTAATCATCCTACTAAAGGAGGAATCATTGCTTTGTGGGATGGAATATCAACTACATATAATTCAATCATAGAATTGGGAGCAGTATTATCGCTTGGAGCAGACGTAGACAGCAATATTTGTTACATCATAACAGATGATGGTTGGGTTAATTATTTATTAAGCGGAAGCACAAATCTCGTAAAAATAAACAGGATTCCTGATACTGAAAATTTTGATTCTATCATAGACATATCTGCCGATGCAGTTAAATTTTATAACGGTATTCTTCATTTTGGATTAGTCGGAACGGCAAATCTTGACAAAAGATGCGGATGGTGTGGAGTATGGGCATTTGATCCGATAAGAAAAAGTATTTATTTCAAACATACCGTTAGCACCAAAGGAATTATAAATGTTGCCGGTTACGGAATTACAAAAATTAATTCATTGATGGTTAATAATATCACTAATGAATTAAGAGTGTCTTGGAAAAATTATAATTTAAGTTATATAGATTTATTAAGCCTTAATGCTTGTCCATACGGATCTTTTATTATCACAACTTGGATAGATGGAGAAAATGCCATCAGAAAAAGATTCATGAATAGTATAATAAATTTGATGAAAATATTGCCGGCATATTCTCAAGCTAAAATAATATTAAGATATTCAGAAACAGAAGATTTATCAAAAAATTTGGTCTTAGCATCAAGCGGAGGAACTAATTATTTTGTATTAAGCTCCTCAGGAAATATAAATGTTGGAGATGAAGTTTACGTAATATCCGGAACCGGAGCAGGACAGATCAGGAATGTTATCAAAAAAGAAATAATCGGATCTACCTATAAATTTACGGTTGATAGAATTTTAATTGGAGAATCTTTTAGCGCCACTTCTTATATATCGGTATCAGATTTCAAATTAATAGGAATTATTTCGGGAGATACTTTTACCGCGGAAAGTAAATTATTTCCTTTTAGTTGCAGAAATAAAAAAATAAGATTAAAGATTGAATTAAATACTAACAGTGGTATTGGTGGACAATTCGATGTTGGAATAACGAATATTTCTACAATTCACGTTCAAGATAAAATTATAAAATCGTAAAGATATGAATGGTGATGAAAAAAAAAATAATCAATCTATATTAGAATTATTTAGTAGTGTTCCGGTAATAAACACCGTACCAGTTGATCCTCCGAAACAAAAGACATCTATCATGCTTTATGATGATGGAGCCGGAGACAGAAGAGTTTACTTTTATTTCAATGGGGCATGGGGTTATGCTTCATTGACATAGATTCTTAAAATGTTAAAATAAAACAAATGGCAGATACAAAATCTAAATACATTCCAGATCCGAATAATCCTACCGCATCGATAATCAATCCAAACTATGTTGCTCCGACAAAAACGTCGTCAACATTAAAAGATTATTATGCAGGACTCGGCCAATCACTTCCAACCATTGAAGAGAGAGGCAAGACATTCGAATCTCTTGGTTTAGGTACTGCCAAAGACTACAAAGGAGATCTTAATCAAAACGTAACATTATTATCTAAACTCCAGGGAGGAACCGGAGTAACACCGGAAGAAAGAACGCTCGGTTCTTTAGGAATTGAAGAAAAGAAAATAGACAACACCGGAGCTAACGTAGGAACCGGAGAAAAAACAGTTGAAGAAAACCGTGCTTCTCTTTTATCAGGACTGAGAGAAAAAGCCGGATTAACTGATTTAGAAAAACAAGTTTCTGAGGGCATGACAAATCTTCCGAGCAAAGAATCAATTTATGCGGAAAAGTCGGCCGGAATCGAAGAATCAAAAGCTAATTTGAAATCATTAGACGAAAGATTGACAACAATGAGGCAAGCGATTGATGAATCAGAAAAAGATATCCGGGCCAGGACCATCGCCTCCGGAGGAATTGTAACCGAATCGCAGACTCAAAGATTATTGGCCTCGGAAAAAGAACCTCTCGTCACGGCCTATAACAGATTGATTGAATCAAGAAACAATTTATCTCAATCGATTAAAGACGCGGAAACATCCGCCGAATCGGCAACGGAAAGAACCTATGCCGACAAGACTGCATCGCAAACAGCATTACAAAATAAATATACATTCTTAGCCGGGCTAACCGACAAGCAATACGAAATAGCGGAAAAAGACTTGGCTGATAAATTAGCGGCCGCCAAACAGCAAGCTGAAGATGCCAAAGGAAAAGTAGTGGGAAGCCCGATCATTGACGATTACGGGAACGTTTCGATACTTGTACAGAATTCAGACGGATCATTCACGACAAAATCAATGGGAGCGATTGCGGCAACCAAAACTAAAGCACCTGGAACTTCAGCGGCTACAGCTACAACCGGACAAATACTTGATAAAAACGGAGAACCAATTTCGTTAAATGCAGCACAAGTAACAACACTAACAGGATTCAACGACACGATTGATGGGGTAGAAAATTCTCTAAATATATTAAGTACCGGAGTTAAAACAGGACCAATGGCCGCGATTAACTTAACTATTGGAAAAGCAACCGGAGCAGGATTGGGAGACACAACAAAAGGAGGAATGGCTGATCAATTAAAATTAGAACAGCAATTATCTCAAATTAAGGCAGCATTTATGAAAGCAATATCCGGTGCGGCCGTATCTGATCAAGAAGTAAAAAGATTATCTGCTTTCTTGCCATCAGTATCTGATCAAGAAGATGTTATAAAATCAAAACTTAATTCTCTAAAAACTGAAATGGAGAAAAATAAAGCTAACTTCGTCAATGCTTTAGGAGGAGTTTCTGGCGGAGAATCAGCCAGTAAAATTCCATCGACAGAAAAAAGAGTTACAGTTATTGCTCCAGACGGAAGTATAGGCACAATTCCAGAAAGTCAGTTAAGCGAGGCCTTAGCAAGTGGTTATAAACAACAACCATAATATGGCATTAGATTTCCAACCAATTAAAACTGATAATACAACGACTAAAAAACCATTAGATTTCCAACCAGTCGATAACAGAAACATCGCAGAAAAAGCCGGTGGTTTTATCAGTGATTTAGTTAAAAGTGTGACTCAACCGGTAGTACAGAGCCTGGCTCAGCCTGGAATGGCCATTTCTACGGCCAAAAACGCGGCTGTGGCAGAGGAAAGCAAGAAGATGGTAGAAACACAGATGAAAGGCACAGATGCCCTCTTAAAAGCCCTTAAAACGGCTGATACCCCGGAAGAAAAATCGACCATTGCTAAACTTTTACAAGACAGAGTCAGTAAATTCATATCCGGAGAAACAGTACCGAAAGTTGAAAGCACTTCGGTAAAGTTGCCTTATTACGGAGAATTAAAAGCACCGGAAACAGTCAAGCAAGTTTTAGGAACCGGAGTCGAGACCGTGGCGGCCGGATTGGGAGTCGGAGCCGGAGCTCCGGTAAAAGGAATAGTTAAAACTGTAGCCAGTAAATTAATCGGACCAGGAGCGAAGATTGGAGGAGCATACGGACTCGGAGAATCGCTTAAAAGAGATGAGGGATTGGTTGATATCGCTAAAAGCACAGTCGGCGGAGCTTTAACCGGAGCGGCACTTGATGTGGCCACCTTGGGAGCCGGAAGAGTATTGAGTAAGGCCGGACAGAAGATACAGAAAGTTGCTCAACCTCAAAAAATTAGCAAAGAAAAAGTATTGGAAACTGCAGGAATGATTGGTCAAGGAAAAGAAGCAGCAAAAAAACAAACTGTCAAAGCAATCGAATCAATAGACATTAAGGGAATTAAAACACAGAAAGATTTGAATGCAAGAATCAACGAAACTATTCAAAAAGTTTCTAAACAAGTCGATAAACAATTAGAAAAAAATCCTGAAATTAAAAAGTTAAAAGATTTAACTATTAAGGAAACATCGATCGGAGGAAAAACAGTAACATCAACACCGGTAAAAACAGCACTTGATCATCTTCAGGAACTTTATAAAAAGATTGGAGACAAAGTTAACGAACAGAATATCAAGGAATACATCGTTAAAGCAAAGACAAAAGGATTGAGTGCTAAAGAAGTTAACAATATTTCAAGACAGTACGGTTCCGACTTTAAGAGTAAAGCATTTAATAAGATGGGAGAACCTTTGACATCGGTTAATGCTCGTGCTGAAGAAAATGTCAGAAGGGGATTAAAAGAAATTGCCAGAAGTGGAATGGGGGGGAAAGCAGCTGAAACATTAGACAAAAGATTGTCGGCATTAATAAATACTGGAAAACTTACATCTAAAAACATTGAAGCGGTAAACAAACTAAAACAGAGAATAGTTGAAAGAGGACTTGGAGAAAAAGCCGGAAGATTAGCTTTCGATACTTTGAATACAGTATTAGGAGGAGGACTTAAGGGATTCGTAGAAAGAGGAATGGCCAGAGGAACCGGACTAAAAACTTTGAATGCAATAGAACTTGAAAAAGCATTGCAGAAAAACCTTCAGTTGATAAAGAAAGCTCAAAAACAAAGATTACAAAAAGGATCAGAAGGAGCATTCAATAAAACAGTAAATTCATTGGCTCAAAAATTAGGAATTGGAGTTACAAAGACAGGAAAAATATTAGAAGGTCTTTCGGGAGTTGCGGAAAGAGTCCCGGCAATGAATGTCGGAACGATCAGCGAGAGACTTGGAAAGATGATGCCAATCGGAGCCACGATTAAGGATGTGAGCAAAGATGCATACAAAGAGACCGGAAAAATAACCACTAAACTTCTTAAAAAGTTAGAGGGGAAAACAACAGTCTCAAAGCAATTCATTTCTGACCTTACAAATTCCCCTGACTTAAAACAAACCGAGAAAGACTTGATCAGAAAAGCATTATCAGGAGAGGGAGATAAAGTAAACGTGGCAAATTTCGCCAACAAAGTTAAGGCGGAGATTTTACCGTTAACTGCTAAAAAATTAAAAGATACAAGATACGAAAACATTTCATTACCTGATAACTTAAGGGGCAAGGTCGCTTCTTATGGAGAAAGAGTATATGAAAGTCCGGTAAGAACATCGGCAGGAAGCACTCACTTTGCAGGAATGGGAACCGAGAATTATTTCGGTCACGTCAGATATGAAGATATTCCATCAAAAGGAGAAGCAAAAATTAAAACATTAGGACAATCTTTAGGGATAAATGGAGAAGTTATTCCAATCACGGAACAAATTAAACAAGGAGGAAAAACATCAACCAGAAGAGTCCTTGAAGTTCAATCAGACCTTTATCAGAAAGGGGGATTGGGAAGGGAAGAATGGAATGCGTCTCATGCAAAAGGATTATTAACAAAACAAGAAAAATCAAATATATCTCAAGAAGAATTAATGAAAAAAATAAATAAAAGAACTTCGGAGATTTCAAAACTACAGCAATACAATGATCCTACCGCTCACTTCAGAATAGTCAGAGAAGAAATTGCCCAGGCAGCCAAAGACGGAAAGACTAAATTACAATTCCCTACAGGAGATACGGCGATGAAGATTGAGGGGTTAGGAACTGAAGAAGCTCAAGGATTATGGCAAACTGCGAATTATGACCATATTAAATTAAATGAATTAAAACCTGGCCAAAAATTATTGCAAGGATTTGACGAGAAAGAGTGGGTCGTTACAGATGTATTAAAAGATGGAAAGTTCAAAGCAGTTCCAAAAAGAAATATTGGAGAAATTGATATTAATAGAATTAAAAAAGGAGAATTAGAATCTGCAGAAATAGAAAAATGGAAAAATATATCTGAAGAATTTGATATATCTGGAGGAGCAGACAAATCAAATCCAATATACAGATTTTATGAAAAGACTCTTGGCCAATATTTGAAGAGTAAATTTAACGCGAAAGAAATAACCGATTCACAAGGAGTTAAATGGTTTGAGGTAGATATTAATCCGGAGCAGGGAAAGCAACCGATCGAGGCCTTCGGGATTGCTGCTTTTCCGGCATTAAGCGGAGCATTAAGAGGTAAAAAAGAAGAGAAGAAATAATAATAAACACCATGGAAGAATGGATAAACATACTGCAAAACTTCGGCCTGCCGGTTGGAGTAATGATATGGCTGATGACTCAAGGCCAGAAAATATTAGCCGAATTGGCTTGTGAGATGAAAAAAGTCAGCGATTCAAATACTAAACTTACTGAAGAAATAAGAGCAACGTTCCAGGATATAAAAAACGTCAGTCTCCAGGAAACAAACGAAATAATAAAAGCAATGGTTAATCAAATAAAAAAATGATAGAAGATATTCAAACAATTTTGCAAAGCACGACAATGGTCTCTTCGATGGCAACAGCCACGATCATATCGATGGCACTTTCCGCATTTCTTTACAATGGATATTATTCTAAAATTTGGAGAGCCGGAGCGGTAATATTAGGATTCGTGCTTTCGGTTTCGATGCTTTTATCGGGATTGGGAGAGACGGTTGATTTATCTTTAATGATAACGGCATTAATGTTCGCATTCGCATCATCGATGCTCGGATTTATTCTCGGAGTATTTATTTACAAGAGAGCAATTAAAATTGCAGAATTAAAACACGGAATATCATGCCATCTTAATAATGCAAAGGAAGAATTGACAGAAAAGATAAAAGGTTGTGATATAAGGGGATGTAAAGCCGAATAGTAGGGTGTGGATAAGGTGTTTACAATGTGGACAAACTGTGAATTGTTTGGGGAATGATTGGGGAAATAGGAGATAAGGCCTTATTCTTACAACAGTTTTACCCCAGATTAACCACGAGTTATCCACAGCATAAAAAGTAAAAGAACCGCACGGAATAAAGAAATATTGCCAAAAAGTTAAAGTTATCCCCGATTTTCGAGATACTAATAACAATAAGAAAGAATAATAATTTATTATTAAAAACCATGGAAACAAAAGAATTTGAATTTAATAGCGGCTGTTTAATCGACAATCGTCCTGAATCGGAGAAGATCAAAGATTTTCATTTCAAAGAGTTTGTTGCTTCGGCAGCACCGGTAGAGTGGAAAGAAAAGCCGGAATCAGAATGGAGAAAGTTTCCTGACCTGAATCAGGGAATTTCCAATTCGTGCGTGATGGCAACGATTGATAAATTAGGGTTAGTGATGTTGTGGCTCAAAGAAAAAACATTTGTTTTATTCTCCAGGGCTTTTTATCAGATGAGAAGCAATAAACCGTCCGGAGGTATGATCGGAGTCGAGGCCTTTGAAATATGGAGAAAGAACGGATTGCCTCTTGAGCAATTAGTTCCATCGGAAAAAATGAGCGATGCGGAATTGGATGCAATTCAAATTGAGCAATATGAAAAATATATCGCCAAGGTATTTGCGATCAGCGGACACGTAGGATTGGATAACGGAGATTTTGAAACATTGGCATCGGTAATCCAGGTAACCGGCAAAGCGGTAATGGCATGGTTTTATTTCACAACCGAAGAGTGGTCAAAATATATTCCGACTGTTTCCGGTAAGATAAACTTTGGAACGGCATTGAGGCATTCGGTGGCCGTAGTGGATTTCTTTTTAGTGGGAGGAAAGAAATATTTATTGATCGAGGACTCAGCTTGGTTCGGAGGACTTACCAGAAGATTGATCAGCGAAGAGTTCTTCAGAGAAAGAAATTGGTTCATCCGATACCCGACCAATTTCAAATTTCAGGACCAGACAATAATCCCGGAATCAATCAAGCCTGTTTATAAATTCAAAAATATTGTAAGATACGGAATGGAGAATAATCCTGACGTTAGAGCATTGCAGGACATTCTAAAATACGAGGGATTTTTCCCGATCGAACGTGACTCAACTGGAAATTATTTTGCAATGACGACTGCCGGAGTTTTGAAATTCCAATTAAAATACAACGTCGCAACACCCGATGAATTACATCAGCTTCAAGGCCGACAAGCTGGACCGAAAACATTAGCAAAATTAAACGAATTATATTCATGATAAAGATAACGGAAATAGTATTATTGATCATAACGATCGCTTTCTGCGCCGCATTGTTCTTAAACATAATAACTGGGGAGCAATTTTTGCCGGTAGTATTATTGGTGCTTGGATATTTTTATGGAGAAAAGAAGAAAGACGAGGTGGAAGAGGCCATCGCCGGAGCAATTGCCAAAGCAAGTAAAATAGGATAGAATTATGGAACAAAAAGACACCGATTACTTTGACCCGATTGCCAGACAAGAGAATTGGAATTGCAATATTTGCGGAGCGACTATTGCCGGAGGATGTAAAAAGTGTCCTATATGTGGGAACAATAAAAATCCCGAAGCCGAGGTCGCAACGGATAAAAAGAAAATACTAAGCTGGCATGGGTTTCATGGTGTCTCCCGTGCCGGAACCGGTACTCGCCGGGCAAGGACTCGCTGTAAATAGCGGGTTTTTGTTTATGGGGAGAAACAACTTGACAGATACAAATGAATTGTATATCATAAAGATAATACAAAATGCTACGGGGACAGCCGGAGCGAAAACACCATATGAAAAAAGAAGAATTGCACGAGTTAGTTGAGGAATATTGCAGAGATTTTATTGGAGAGATGAGTGTTGCTCAAATCATTCACGAAGAAATAGACGAAGTATTTAAGAGAGATATACACTTTGAATTATTTGAAGAATGGGCGGAGAATAAATAATAATAAATCATATGAATAAAAAACCATATCCAATCTCAAGAGATCACATCAGGGTCTCAATACCAAGCGAAAGAGGAGAGGACATGCTCACGGTTCACATTACGCAACCGGGAGAAGAAAAAATTAAAAAATGGCAATGCTTATCATGTGGAGCCGGAAATAACGAGGGGGTCGACAAATGCTACGCATGCGGAAATAGCCGGGAAGAATTAGAAAGATTGCTCGAAGAAGAATGCGAGATGGATGCCCGGGATGCCGAAAGAGCAAAAGACGAAGCGAGATATAATTAAAATAAATAAAAAAAATGAAAAACAACAGAGGACATTCAACAATCGATATTATTTATACAGCAATTTCCTGGATGATATTGATATTATTTGTAGGGTTAGCATTTTTAGGAATCCTTTGGCTGGCCGACAAAAGAATGCAGACATACGAAGAAAAGGAATGCGAGGGATGGGTTAATGATTACGGAACCGATTCCGGCAGGACTCCTCCGGAATGGATGGTCGACCAATGTTCCAGATATAATATAAAAATAAAATAAAATGACTACCGGTTGGACGATTTACAATTCTATAAATCTTGATTACCGGGAACTTGACCGGGGAGGTGTGCAAGCGATCACTCTTTCGATAATAACATTAATTTTATTATTATGGATATTATAAAAAGAAAGACTCCAATCATGGGTCTTAAATCAAGCAAGGCCAAGCCGGCCAGGGAAAGAGTAGTAAGGACCAGATTCAAAGGTTTATACGGAAAGTGGCCGACTCAAAACGAGTTAAGGCAATTCCAGGTATACAATCCGATAAGTAGTTTTTAATAATAAAAAGATGAATAGATACAATAGCATTTCAATCATTTTACTTTTAATGTCGATGGTTGCGTTTATTTTCGGAATGTCTGAATCAGATTTTTCTACCGCAAAGTTATTTTTTGTAGCATCATTGGCGGTTTTGGCAACGGGAGATTTCCTTGAAGTAATTAAAAAAAATAAATAAAACACCATGGCAAAAGATAAAATATTCGTAGGTTCGGGAAGAGAAGCGGGACAATTCGGATACATCACGATCGGAGTGGCAATCGAGGACATTCAAAAGTATGTTAAGAAAAGCGCCAACGGAAAACATTACGTCAATCTTTTAATCGGAAAAAGAAAGGAGGTTGATCAATACGGAAAAACTCATTGGGTGGCAATCGATGAATGGGAGCAGAAAAGCAAGGAGGAAAAGAAGATCAACGATGACCGGGAAAAAGAATTGGGAGGATACGGAAAGCCGGTTACCGGAACGGAAGATATCGCCGCAGTCGAGGACGATGAATTAGATGTTAAAGATATCCCATTCTAAAATATGGACACGGAAGATTGGAAAGAGTACAAAGAGGCTCAAAGGAAAAGGAGAGCGGAAAGAGTAATTATCAGGAGAAGGCAAATATTAGGCTTGAGGAAGCTCGGATACGAGGTTATACAACTGACACCGTATCAGTACCGGATCAACGGGGAAATAGACGTTTATCCGGTCCACAATCGATTTTGCAAGCTATGCTATCGCCGATGGGGCAATTACAGGGACGTCGAAGAGTTAGTGAAGAGAACCATAAAATTAAACGAACATGAAAATGAAGAAAGTTGATCTGATGAAATTGAGGGCGGAGATACTTCAGATTAATGCCAAGGAGCGAGGGATGGGAACTGAAGGAGTATCAATCGAAAATTCATACATTGGATTGGTTCAAGTTTTGTATGCGATAAAAAATTGCACGACAAAAAAGGAAATGTGCGGAGTCCAGGAATTTGAAGAAGTGCAGTTGGCCGAGAAGAACTCAGTCTACGATATTTACAAGAATTGGGATTACAATTGCCAAAGTTTGGATGAGCAACCGGAGACAATTAAAAAGACACTTTTCATTTTATTAGTAAAGTATAAAAAATAGGGCATGGAAAAACATATCATAATTTTTTTACTTTATTGTTTGTTAATGGCTTATTATTTATATAGATCAGATAATAAAAATAAAAAATAGAACATGAATGGAGACACGTTAAAAAAATTAAAAGAAGAAATTTTCAAATTATTCATTGAAATGGAGATGAATAATATTGAGCAAATTCTCGGAAGAAAACCAAAAAAAGAATTTGAAGAGCATCAAGAAAGATTGGTAAATAATTTTATCGACAAGGCCGAAGAATTAATTATTGGTAATCCGATCACTATTGTCGACATGATTAAACTAAATTCAGAAAAAGACGGATTCATGATTAAGATAACCGGCAAAGAATTGAAGCAAGGAGACAAAATATTAATAAGTAAAGTGAAATAAAAACCATGGAAAAATTAATAGAAATTTCAAGGGAACAGTATCATGATTTATGTAAAAATCAGCAAGTTTTTGAAGGAACAAGAATAGTTGGATATCTAAAAGATGGAGAATCTATTATTTTAGATAAAGAAATAACCAATATTAATTCGAAAAAAGAAGATAAAAAATATATTATTTTTACTATTTCAAAAAATCAAATTAAGCGAATCATGTCTTTAATTCATAGCATTGAAATAAAACAAAGTAATCTGATCAAATCAGATGGTGTTTGTTTCCAATGCGGAATTCCGATAGGAATATATGTTGAAAAACTTAATGACAATATTTGTCCGGGATGTGCTATGGGGATGGATTTTGATTTTAGAAATACTAAAATTGAGGAATTGTTAAAATAATATGGTAGTATTTGACGAAAACAAGAATCCAATCAACCCAGCCGACCCGAAAGGAAAGCCAACCTACATCTTCGAGGGAACAATTGAAGATTACCGAGAATTAAAGAAACAAGGAAAATTGATTATTAATAAGAACGTTTTCAAGATAGACCAAAAATCAATAACAAAATGAAACACTTTGATTTATTTTCTGGCTATGGAGGATTTACTATCGCACTTGAAAGAGCCGGAATTAAAACAGTTGGTTTTTCGGAGATAGATAAGCACGCTTCATCAATATTAAAATATCATTGGCCAAAAATTAAAAACCATGGAGATATCGCAAAAATTAAAACAGAAGAACTTCCCAATTTTGATATCCTTACCGGCGGAAGTCCATGCCAAGATTTATCAATTGCTGGGAAAAGAAAAGGACTTGCCGGAGAGAGGAGCGGTTTGTTCAAAGAGTTTATTCGGATTCTCCGGGCTAAAAAGCCTAAATATTTTGTCTGGGAAAATGTTAAAGGTGCTTTGTCGAGCGAGGCAGGGTGGGACTTTGCCGAAGTCATCAATCAAATGGCCGAAAGCGGGTATAATTTGTGGTGGCAGGTTCTTAATGCCAAAGATTTCGGTGTCCCTCAAAACCGAGAGCGTATCTTTGTCGTCGGTTTTAGAAAAGAATGTTCCCGGGAAATATTTTTTAACAAAAGAGACGAAAAAAAAGGTAATGCAGTATATGCGATCGGAACTAAAAATAGACAAGGAAACGGAAATTATTTGCGTGAAATCACGAAGAAAGCGAGCCAAGGATACAGAGTCTACGATACCAAAGGAATCGCAACTACGATTGCCAGTCAAGCGGGGGGGGTAGGGGCAAAGACAGGCCTTTATATGGTTCAGAGAGGAAGAGGAAAGAATAAGGGAGGAAAGAAAGATTTTTGCCCGACGATTACCGGACAAACGTTCAAGGATAATAATCACGTTGTCGAAAGATTCCCATTAAAGTTTTTAGGAAGGAATCAGAAAAAGATTGAAGGAGATTATGCCTTTACGGTAGATACTGCAAACATCGGAGGAATTAGACAAGGATCAAGGATAAGAAGATTAACTCCCCGGGAGTGCGAAAGATTGATGGGATTACCGGATGACTGGACCAGGGAAGGAATAAATGGCGGAAAGTTGGTATCTATATCAGACTCGCAAAGATACAAACTTTGCGGAAACGGAGTCGTAGTAAATGTGGTAGAAGCGATAATAAAAGAATTAATATGCAAGAAATAAAAACCATTAAACAAGCAACCCTATACGTTGGTAAATACGAAGAAAAAAATATTAAATTTACCCGGGTGTGGGCTATGCCCAATCATGAAACATTTAAGATCAGGCCGATAGCAGTACTTCTTAAAAAATATGTAGGTAATGGGAGGGCTTGGATTGATCCGTTTGCGGGAAATAATTCTCCTGCCGAATATACCAACGATCACAATCCTAAAACTTCGGCGAAATCACATCTTGATGCTTTAGATTTTTGCAACAAGCTGAAAGGAAATGCATATAAGGGAGTTATTTATGATCCGCCATACAGTTTTACTCAAATTAAGGAACATTATCAGGTAATCGGAAAAAAAGTCGAAGAAAAAGATCATAGAATGGGATTCTACGAAAAGCCAAAAAGTGTACTATGTGAAAAAATAAGAGTAGGAGGAATGGCAATATCATTTGGATGGAACACAAATGGTTTCGGAAAAGCGAGAGGATTTGAAATTATAGAGATTATGGCCGTGGCTCACGGAGGTTCGAAGAATGATACTTTAGTCGTAGTTGAAAGAAAAATAAGATAAAAAAATGAAACTATTCAAACATCAAGAAGAAGGAATTAAAATATTAACCGGATTAAACCCGGGAGGAGGCCATTCTTTCTTATTAGCCGACTCAATGGGATTGGGTAAAACAATTCAGGCGATCGTATCCAGTAAAAAATTATATGGAGGATCATTAATAGTTTGCCCGGCATCATTAAAGATAAATTGGCAGAGAGAGATTAGCAATGTGTATCCCAAAGATGGAACTTGTATTTTACAAAAAGGAGGAATATTTAATGAATCTGATAATTGGTTCATTGTTAATTACGACATGCTTGGAAAATTAATTGAAGAAATTAAATATTTGATTGAGCAGAAAAAAATAAAACATATTGATTTAGACGAAGCTCACTACATCAAAGGAGATTCATTGCGTTCAAAAGCGATTATAGGAGGCAGAAAAACCAAGAAAGATGGAGATGTGGCCAAGTTCAGTGGTTTAGTTAAATTAGTTGATTCAATAACATGCTTAACCGGAACTCCGATATTAAACAAACCGATAGAATTATTTAATATATTAAAAGCCATCGGGCATCCGTTGGCCAAGAGCAAGGAAAGGTATGCCGAAAGATATTGCGGTAGATTTTGGATGTATCGAATCTGGGATGGTCATCGATATTATACGATTCCGCAAAAAGTATTTTACGCAAAGTTTAACAAGCCAGGAGTTAAAATAGTGATGAGGTGGCCGGATGATTCCGGAGCGACTCACCTGGACGAACTCCGGGAGGAATTAAAGGGATGGATGATCAGGAGAAAAAAAGAAGACGTTCTTGATTTACCGGAAAAAATAATCTCAATTAAAGAGTTCGAAATAGACAAAGAGTGGACTAAAAAATACGAGAATGCATTTGATGATTATATTCAATTCAGAAAAGACAATCCAATCGAGGGATGGAATGAGGAAAATGTTTTGATGAGCAGGCAATTAGTCGAGGTGCAAAAATTAAAACAGGTTTGCAGTCTGGCCAAAGTTGATACGATCGTGGAAGACATTGCTGAAGCGGTGGACCAGGGAGAGAAAGTGATCGTGTTCTCGCAGTACATGAAAACAATCGATGCAATAACCGACAAGATGCAGGAATTAGGAATCGGAGTGACAGTGCTTACCGGAGACTGCGATATGGTTTATAGGCAGGCATCGGTAGACGCGTTTCAGAATGATCCGAGAGTAAAAGTATTCGTGGCCAATATTAAGGCCGGCGGAGTCGGAATCAATCTGACGGCGGCATCAATCGTTATGTTCGCGGACATGGACTGGAGTCCGGAGATTCACAACCAGGCGATGGATCGTGCGCATCGTATCGGGCAATCCGGAACCGTCAACGTTTATTATTACGTGGCCAAGGGAACGATCGAAGAAGACATCATCAGTCTTTTAGAAGACAAAAAGAACATCGCCGAACAGATACTTGACGGAAGCAAGGTCAGGCTTCAGAAATCAAGCATTTTCGGAGAGTTTTTGAAGAAATTAGAAATGGGGACAAAATAGTTGACACATACAAATCATTTGTATATACTAAAATAAAGAACATGAATAAAGAAAACATCAAAAAATTAATCAAAAGACAGTTATGGGATTCGAGATATAAAATTACGGACATAGAGAATCTGATTGCCGGGATAGAATTTGATTTACTTGTAAATAAAAAATACCGAATCAAAATTATTATGCCCGATAGTAATTGCATGGTTGAGATTAAGAGATACGTAACCGATCTTGCGGTCTTGGCCAGAATACAGAACGGGAAAAAAGAATATGCCGGCGGAGCGCAAAAGGTTCCTAATTTTACAACTAATTTCAGAGAGGTATTGAAATAAGGTCGACAAAATAAAAAACACCATAATAAATTAAAAACACCATATGGAAAAAAAAATAACAAAGGCAGAACCAACCAAAGTGTTGACTGTCATTAAAAAGGAGGTCGAGTCGATCAAGACTGCTTCCAGATTTCGCGTAACATCAAAACCGACATACAATCAAGCGGTGGATCAATTATCTTTAATCAAGAAAGCCAAGAATATGATTAAGGAAAATTATACTGACAAGATTGTAAAGCCGGCCAAGGAGGCCTACGATAATGCCAAAGACTTTATCAAGCCATACGAAGCAGACTTGAAAAGAGTCGAAGATTATCTAAAAGGAGAGTGCATCAAGTTCGATGATTTACAGCAAAAAATCGCCGAAGAAAAAAAGAGAGAATTTGAAGAGTCTCTTAAAAGGGGAGAATTAACCGATAAGCAAATCGATAAAGCAATCGATAAGATAGAGCAAAAAGAAAACACCGTCTCGGGAATAAGAGAATTGGATGTGGTAGTGGTAGATGACATTTCAAGGGTTCCGGTTAAATACTTAAAAGTCGATGAGGTATTGGCCAAGAAAGAATTAAAACTTGGACCAATCCCCGGAATGCATTTGGAGAAGAGAAAAACAATGGCAAATAATTTTTAATCATATGTCAAACATAACAGCACTAAAAGAATCAAGGATAGTAAAAGAAAAGGCAATGCTTGTCCAGAACGGATTTATTAACTCAAGGCAATTGCTTTACATGGCTCAAAAGACTCCGATCGAGGCGATTTATCGCAGACCGGGAAAAGGAGGAAAAACATTTACATACGTCAAAGCATGGTACGTAAAAAAGGTTCTAAACTACGTCTTCGGATGGTTATGGGACTTTCAGATTTTAGATAAAGGAAGAGAGCAAGACCAGGTATGGACTCAGGGAAAATTGACTATCAGAAACAAAAACGGAGAGATCATAATTATTAAGGAGCAATTCGGAAGAGCCGATATAAAGTTTTTAACCGAAAAGGTTTCTGTCGGAGAAAATATCGTATCGAAGAAAACGGATAGGATGGTTGACTACGGAAACGATTTGAAAGCAGCTGCCTCCGATGCCCTTAAAAAGTGTGCTTCCGAATTAGGAATCGCTTCCGATGTTTACAACCAGGAAGAGGATATTGAAATCGGGTTAAAGCCACTAAGCAAAAAAGAAGAAGCGAAAGAGGCCAAAAGACTTGTCGAGGACATTATCGCCGATATCAGAATATCTAAAAGCTTGAGACAATTGGAGAGCGCCAGGAAAGGAATAGAGGCCGACGATAAGCATACACCGGCCGGGAAGAAACTGATCCTTGAAGCGATCGAACAGAGAGTAAAGGAAATAGTAAAATGAAAAGGCCAAAAAATCACATTTCTTGGAGTCAATTGTTAGAGTGGGAAAAAAGTCCGGAGGCATACGAAAAATATATCTCCGGCGGATTCCAAAATATAGAGATGGACTTCGGAGACAAGATTCACAAAGGTTTGAAAAATGGAGTTGATGATCCGGACGTAAACTTTGTAAGAGTGTGGATTCCAGAGCCGGGAGAAAGAGAGGTGGAGATGGAAATTGAAATTGCTCCGGGAGTAAAACTGAAAATAGGAATCGACGGATTAACGGTGGGAAAAGAATCGGCTCACGTCGACGAATATAAAACCGGAAAAACTGCTTGGACGCAAAAGAAAGTAGACAATCACGGACAGATAACAGTTTACGATTTAGGAATTTACATCAAGTACGGGATCATACCAACGAATACATTATGGTGGATTCCAACCGAAGATGATGAGTTCGGAAATATCAGAAAAGCCAATGGTATTCCGAAAGCATTTGAAACAACAAGAAGTCTTTATGATATTATGGCGATGAAAAGGAGACTTGAAAAAGCCTACAAAGAAATCGGGCTATATTATAAGCATAAAAAAAATGGATAAGATTAAATACATTTCACAATCTCTTATTTCAAGACTCGTAAAGATTAGAAACGAGTATCCTGAAATGGATCAGCAAAAGAGGATGCAGAAAGCTATCTCCGAAATGATGGAGGAGGATTCCAAGATATACATGGGAGTCAGAATGCCCGCCGACAAGCCGAAGTGTAGCGAATGCGGTAGAATACTCGCAAAGAGGGAGATAAGCCTCTACAAAGGGCTTTACAGGGCTTTAGTAGAGGTTTACAAGCTATGCATAGAGAAGAAAAAGCACGAATTTAGCATGAAAGAGATTCGGGACCTGATCGGAGGCCATAACGAATATGCCCGGTTCGGAGATTGGGTTTATTTCGGAGGCTTGGTTTACAAGAAAGGAAAATCGCACTATGGGATAAACATACCGCGAGTTGAAGACTTTTTATTCAAAGACAAGAAGATACAAATTAGCGGATACAAGGATCCGATCACGCGAGAGTTTACTCCGACCCGATGGGGAACGAAAGCAGAAATCCCCGGATTAAAAGAATTTCTTAATGCCGAAGGATTATTTGAAGCCAAATATACGGAGGCAGATTTAGGCCTATGAAATATCTTGACCTGGCACTATTTATTACGGCCGTATATTTATTGAAATTAGTAGTGGGGTGGATCAATCGAAAGAGTAGCGAGTTCTTTAAGGATAAGATGTTATAATAACCAAAGTATAATAATATGACAATACTACCATACAATTCACTTGATAGGATGATTAAGCTAAAAGAATTTGATAAGGAAATATATTTATTTGTCGCTAATACTTCTTGGTTATTAGGAATAGCAACAGGATTGGCAATAGCATTGATAATTATTTTATTAAACATATGAAGAAATCAAAATGTTGTGGAGCAGAAATAAAGTATAAAAAAGCACCTGAAACAAGTATCTATACAATGCTTTATTATTGCTCTAAATGTGGCAAACCTTGCGACACCATAGAAGAAGTGCAAAATGAACTTCAAATAGCTGACGATGCTATTGGACACGATGTATCAGGAACAGAAAGTAGACAAGTGCAAAATGAAGAGAAGGGAAAGGATAAAGAATACAAAGAATTATTTGATAAGATAGATAAAACAGATAATAGTTGGGAACCGAATGATAATACTTCTTATAAACATCTTGTCAATCAACCAGAGAAGGAGTGGAAAGAGGAGGGAATTGGCGAAAGAAGAGCTAAAATAACCCAAGCAATAAATGAAGTTAATAAATACTCAGTTATCCCAATGTCAGAAGATATAATAATACATCTAACAGACAATTTAATGGGAGTATTTAATCAGTCAATCCAATCCCTTCTATCTCAAAAAGATAAGGAGGTAGAGAAAGCAATTAAAGAAGAACAAAATAAATTATTGCTTTGGTGGAGCAATTCAACAGCAGACAATGATTATACAAGAGGATTCATAGACGGAATAAAAGAGGGATTAGATTCATTAAGTAAATTATTAAAGCCGACCAAATAATAAATAATAAAAAGAATGAAGCCAAAATCAATTATTGAAAAAGGAAAACGAGGCGAGAAAGAAGTTGCTCGCAGGATAGAACGAATGGGACTCGGCCAAGCAAGGAGAGAATCCGGATCGGGAAACGGATTGAAGAAGGGAGATATTTTTGCGAACATTCCATTTTTAATGGAGGTAAAAAATGAAAAGACGACAAACTTTTTACCAAATATTGACCAGGCAAAAGAGCAGGCCAGAATCGGCCATAAAGACCAGAACAAGTGGTGTTTAGTGACAATAGATCCCAGGGGAGTACAAGACCCGGAAAGAATGACAATTTATGCCACGGTTGAATTGGATGAACTTCTCGAATTATTAAAGAGGAATCAGGAACCGAAAGTGAAAGAGCCGGACAAATTATTGAAATATCAATTAGGGCAATTGGCAGAGATATTAAGAAGACTTGAGAATGATCCACTCAATAAGTATGAATATGGTCGAGCAAAAAAATTAAGCAAAGTCATAATTAAAACAATAGGATAATCATATGCCAAAAATATCGAAGCCGTTTTATGGGACAGCCAACAAGGGAAGATTCATGCATCGTGATCCTGAAGAATTTTCAAGATATCTACGAACCTTCGAAGACGGAACGGAGATGGAGATTTACGTTCAGAGAAAAAAGAAATTAAGGACTTCTGGCCAACCAGGAGAGTCAACTAATTTCAACGGATATTATTGGGGAGTTATTGTGCAGATGGTTGCTGATTACATCGGAGATATGGATACCGAGTACGTCAGCAAGAATATAGAATTACAAGTTGGTAATTTTAAGGCAAATAAAAATGGAGACAAGATTCCATTAGGAACGAGTAAGATGACTGGAGGAGAGTTTGCCGACTATTGTATGAAAGCCAGAATATGGGCAAATCAGGAATTAGGGTTAAATATCCCAGAGCCACATCAATACGAAATGTTATAGGTCGACAGTAAAAATAAATTAAAAATAAAACCATGGAAGAAAAACAATATACCATCGGAATCAAGTACACGGTTCAAGTTGAAGTTTTTGCCGAGAACGAAGCCGATGCTTTGGAAAAGGCCAAAGACAAAATAGGAGTCAAAGACGGAAAGTTTAATGACGTTGCCTACAAGATTAAGGCCAAGAAAGTTTTCGGAGATGTTAAGCAAGAATCAAAGTTGCCATTTGCAGAAAAATCAAAGAGAAAGTAAAATATAAATAAGGAGGTAGCAACTTGCCTCCTTGTAGCCGGGGAGGTAGCTCAATTTTGGTAGAGCGGAGGCGGCACTCGAGCAGTAGGATACGTTTTACTGGCCGGAGACCTGAGGTTGTAGGTTCGATGCCTACCCTCTCCACAATAAAAAAAATGAGAGTAAGACAATCGGTACAATTTAGTGGAACTTTTCCTCATCGAGAACATCGTTCTAAAAAAGGAAGAGACAAGTATGGAAACAAAAGCGATCGAGAGTTTTCAATTAGGAGAAAAAAGAAATTAGAAAAGTTAAGGGAAAAATCTCTATATGATTAAATTGTCAATTTCAGTGATGTCTCATCCAAGCCGAGAAAAATACTTCGGATATCTCAAGGAAAAATTAAACAATCCTAAATTTTCAATAGACGTAGACTCGAAGGGGTTGCTTTGGAATTGTGTGAATAGTTGGAAGATGCACGATTTAGATTCAGATTATCATCTCGTTGTTCAAGACGATGCGATAGTGTGTAAAGATTTTGTTGATAAAGCGACTAATATGATTGAGAAGAACGGAAGATATATTTATTCTTTTTATCATGCCAATAGACCTGCATTTAAGGATCAGGTAGAATATGCACTGAAGAATGGAGGATATATAATCAAGAAGAATTTTCATTCAGGATTAGCAATGGCAATCCCGACAGATTTAATTCCGTCAATGATTGAATTTTTTGAAAAGCAAAAAGAACCTGCTGATGACGTAAGAATTGGAATGTGGGCGAAGTCAATAGGAATGTTAAACTTTATACCAATACCAAGTTTAATAGACCATCGAGCAGAGAAAAGTCTTCACGGAAATAATAAGCAAAACCTTTATAGAAAGGCATATAAATTTATAGACAATATATGATCCCTCGAATTTTACATTTTATTTGGATAGGAGAAAAAAAGAGACCTGATTATTGGATGAGTTGGATGGTTAAGAATCCAGAATTTGAAATAGTATTCTGGGATGAAAGAATGATCAATCATTTACGCCTAAAGAACGTAAAACTTTATGATGAATATTATTCAAAAGGAGAATATCACGGAGCGGCCGATGTCGCCAGAGTAGAGATACTTGAAAAACACGGAGGAATTTATATGGACTCAGATTCAATTTGTATAAAGCCAATCAATGATGCAGATTTTATGGAGTCAGAATTTTTTGCAGCATTCGAAGGAGAAAATCATCCAGGAAGAATTGCTAATGGCGCAATAGGATCTGTGCCAGGCCATCCAATCCTAAAAGACTATATTGAGAGTATGGGAAAGGCAATCAAGATAAGGCCAGTCTGGAATACAATTGGAGGAACGATGTTCACGAAATGTATTAATGATTTTATAGAGCAAGATTTTATCGATAGATTTGGAGATGAATCAGATGTTAGAATTTTACCAACTTGCACTTTTTATCCAGTGAATCATAATGGACAAAAGGCTCCTATTGTCGGAGATGTATATGCAGATCAATTGTGGGGAAGTACTAAGAAATTATATAAATAATAAAAAATAAAAATATGTTATCATTCAGAGAAAATATTCCAATAATTTTGGCCGAAGTTGAAAGATTGAATCCAATGAGAGTTTTGGATATCGGAGCCGGAATGGGAAAGTATGGCCTATTGATACGTGAGCAATATCTTTCCAAGAAAGCCGAGAATGGAGAATTGGAACCGATTGACGATATTATTATCGATGCCGTTGAAGATACAGCATATCTTTTAACTGAAAGGATGAAAGGAATATATAATTGTGTTTTTCAAGAAGATATATTCAAGTGTCGTAGCATACTCGGAAATTACGATTTAATTTTATTGATTGATGTGGTTGAGCATTGGACTAAAGGCGATGCACTTTACATAATTGGAGAATTGGTTAGACACGGACCAGTAATGATATCAACACCAAAAAGAACTGGGATGTATAAAGAGCATTTTTACGGAGATCCAAGGCATCACATATCTCAATGGATCCCGGATGATTTTGAAAACTTTAATTACAGAATAATAGAAAGTCCACTAAGTCATATAATATACATCAATGGAAAAAATTGATTTTGTTTACATATTAAGAAGTGACCAAAGATTTAATCGAGGCGAGGAAATAAAATACTCGCTTCGAAGTGTAGAAAAGTATTGCAACCCAAGCAATATTTTTATTGTCGGAGGAGTTCCTGATTTTATCAGCCAAAGAAAAATAATACTGATAAAAGCCGATGATCCTTACCAGAATAAATTATTAAACGCAAAGAATAAAATAATGTTGGCTTGTAAAAACGAAAGAGTGTCAGATAATTTTGTTTTAATGAATGACGATTTTTTCTTTTTACGTCCAGTCAATGAAATAAAGAATTATTCATTAGGAACGATATTGAAAATGGCCGAGACACATAAAACGAAAGGAGGGTATTATTTCAAGGCGATTAATAAAACTATTGAAAGATTAAAAGAATCGGGAATGGATGAGCCGGTAAGTTTTGAGGCTCATTATCCAACAGTAATAAATAAAAAGAAGTTCTTAGAAACCATCAGCCAATTCGATATTAATGAACCATTGCTTTTCAGGAGCATATACCACAATTTAATTGGCACTAAAGGAGTGCTGACCAAAGATTTCAAAATATACAGTGCTTCTAATTTTCTTAAAAAGAGAGAGGGAGAATTTATATCGACAGATGACGGTCCGGCCAGAGAAGAATACTTTAAGAATTGGATACAGAAAAAGTTTCCGGCAAAATCAAGGTATGAAAAAGAATTTGAAAGAGTGTTATTGTGTCAAAGAGATTTTTGTTATAACGGAATAGAATACAAGGCCGGACAAATTCTAAAAGATTTACTTCCGAATGACGTAATGAGAGAGAATCAATTAATATGGGTCTTGCAAGAAAAATAATGCTTTGTTATAATAGAAAAAAGTTAAAAAAAACAACACCATGGATAAAGAAAAACTTCGACAAAAAAAGTTGAAGAAGCAAAAAAAGAGAAAAGAAATTCTCAAAGGAAAAGAAGAATTTGTAAATAATCAAAAAAAGTATTTGAAAGAAAGAATGCAGATTTTTGAAGCCGGAAAAGAAGTAAGGTATTGGAAAACTCATTTTCATTTTCACAAGTGGAGTAAATTAGGAGTTAAAAAACCGGAAGGTGGATTTAGAGTTGTAGGAAAAATCTGCAATATGTGCGGAAAGAAAAAGATGAATACAGACTGGATTAAAATAGCCAAGAAGATTGTTGGCTTTTTGTTTTTTAGAAAGTAGCCGGCAGTTATTAGCCGCTCCCATAAAGTCGAATTATCACTGACCTCCCCGGAGGAGTTAGATGGCAAACATATAGTTCCGCTGTCAAAACTTTTTCGGGTAGCGATAATGGGGCGGTTATTATTTGCCGAGTACAAAATAAAGTTGTATAATATAATCAGTACAAGGAGTGATTCAATAGTGTGCTTAACCGGATATTGCCCTATCTGCAAAAGGCATGGAGTACCGCTGACAAAACATCATAAGTGGAAAACTCACGTCTGGGGTCGCGACAAGAAGAAACAGAAAAAGAAAATTCTTTTATGCCGTGATTGCCACGACAAGGTTGAGGCTGAGATTACCCGCCGGGAGAATATTGTTCTACGGCAACATCCCGAAATATATGTCGGGACATTAAATGAGTTTTTAAGGAGCAACCATGAACGGAGTAGTTTGGTGGAACGGACGGCTTATCCCATTAAGGGAACTTGCCGAAGCACTGGAAATTGAATACAAAGAAAAAAAGGAGGAGGAAAAACAACCTCCTCCCAAAAAAACCATTATGAAAATATCAGACATTAAGACCTATGGAAAGAATGCAAAAGTCCATAACAAGTCTCAAATTAAAAAGATAGCCGACTCGATCAAACGATTTGGATTTAACGTCCCGATCGTGCTTGATAAGAACCATGAACTGATTGCCGGCCACGGAAGACTCGAGGCAAGCAAATTATTAGGGTTTGAAGACGTAAAATTGGGCTGTGCGAGGGCTAAGGTCGGAGAAAGGTACATACCTGCAATAATCGTTGAAGACCTCACAGAAAAGGAAATTAAGGCTTATCGCCTGGCTGACAATAAACTGAATGAATCGCCATGGGATATGGATTTGGTAACCGAAGAATTGAAGTTGATCGGAACCGAATTATTAGACCTTACTGGTTTTGATAAAGATTTAATTTTAGAACCGGGAGCAAAAGACGACGACATTCCGGAATTACCGAAGAAAGCCAAGAGTAAATTAGGAGACGTTTATCAGATAGGGAATCATAGAGTAATGTGCGGAGATGCAACAAAACAAGAAGACGTTGAAAAACTGATGGAGGGGGGGGTGGCACAAATGTGCTTCACGGATCCGCCATACAATGTTGACTATCAGGGAGGAATGGGAACTCATGAGCAAAACAAGAGGTCTGGAATACTGAATGACAAAATGTCCGCCGGAGCATTTAATGATTTTCTTTATCAAGCAATGAGGCCAATCATTAAGAATACGAAAGGAGGAATTTATGTCTGTATGAGTAGCAGTGAACTCGCAAGCCTTAAAGAAGCATTTGAAAGAGCAGGAGGACACTGGCAATCATTTATTATGTGGGTTAAGAATAACTTCACATTAAGCCGATCAGATTACCAGAACACATACGAACCAATACTTTATGGATGGGCAGACAAAACAAAGAATCACTTTTTTATAGACAGAAGAGACATCGCCAATGTATGGGAAGACTTAACTAAAATCAAAACAGAATTTGACGGGAAAGAAACAACGATATCATTCCAAGGTTTCAAAGTGAAGATCAAAGGAAAAGCCGAAGGACAAGTGATAAGGAAGAAACAGCATACAGATATCTGGAGACACGACAAACCAGTATCAAGCGCCGAACATCCCACGATGAAACCGGTAGCACTATGTTTAGAAGCGATAACCAATTCAAGCAAGAGAGGACAGATAGTATTGGATACATTTTTAGGAAGCGGATCAACTTTAATCGCAAGCGAGAAGTCAGAAAGAATTTGCTACGGAATGGAATTGGACCCGAAATACATTGACGTTATTATTCAAAGGTACGTAGACTATACCGGAGACACAAAGATAATAAAGAACGGTAAGAAAGAAATATGGCAACCAACAAAGTAAAGAAAATTAAGAAACATCCAGGAGGAAGACCAACCGTAATGACGAAAGAGACTATTGCAAAACTTGAAGCGGCATTTGCATATAGAGCAACAGACCAGGAAGCTTGTTTTTATGCGAATATCGATATGGCAACACTGTATAGATA